GACGCCGACGTGGTGCTAGCTCACGAGACGGCCGTACAGGCGGTCTCTGAGGGGCTTGGTGCTACGGTCATCGACGAGCTGAATCAGGCGCCCTGGGAGAAGCAGGCCCCAGCTCAGCAGCCCAAGCCTTGGGAGAAGAGCAAGCAGGCAGCTCCCGACAAGGTGGCCCCGAAGGCCGCCGCTGTCGTAGACTGGTAATGGCCTTCACGCGCCGCCCTCCAGGCGGCTGGCCGCAAGACGAGCAAACAACTGAGGAGACCATAAGCATGGCTACGTTCGACGAACTGTTCGGTGGCAGTGGTACCGGCGGTCAGCGCTGGATGAAGTTCGACAACGAGGGCGAGGCCTACCTGCTGGAGCAGGCGGGAGAGCCGAAGCTCGTCGACCAGAAGGACGCGAACGGCGACGTCACCTGGCTGGTCAAGCTGGCCGGTGCCGACAAGTACAAGCCGATGGCGGCAGGCACGTTCGATCCGGACGGGGAGGACGTGGAGAACGCGTTCAAGCCCGAGAAGGAGATCCACATCCCGGTCAAGGCTGTCGCCAAGAAGCTGAAGGACGGCACGGCTGACCCGAACCACGAGCCGTTCGATACCACGTGGGAGCTCACCAAGGATCAGCGGCCGAAGCTCAAGGAGGCCATGCTGGACGCCAACGTCCCGGCCGTGGTCGGCACCAAGTACGTCGTCAAGCTCCTGTCTCGCAGCAAGAAGCCGTACACGTACAGTGTGAAGATCCTCGCAGACTGATGGACAACGACTTCGACTGGGCCCTGTATCTGATCTTGTTTCTGATCGGGGTAATGTTGATCGCGGTCGGCATCATCAAGTAGTGATTGCTACTGTTGGCGCAGGGCTTCAGGCCCTGCGCTTTCAGTGACACTCACCGAAGAGCAGAAGCGAGATTTGGACGAAGCCGCCAAGAAGTTCGAGAGGACGAAGGGTTGAGAACTTACGGGCCGAAGCCCAAGCCGACAGGCCAGCTCTTCTGGTCGAAGGTGGGCGTCGGATGGACGGACGACTGTTGGGAATGGAATGGTGCGATCAACCCGAAGACCGGGTATGGTCAATGGACTACCGGCTTGAGCCGTGGACTCACCAACATCGCACACCGAGTTGCATACATCTTGGCGAAGGGGCATCCGGGAGACTTTCAAATAGACCACCTGTGTCACAACAAGAAGTGCTGTAACCCGCAGCATCTTGAGGCTGTATCCCAGGCCGAGAATCTTCGCCGATCCCGAGCGGACGGCTTGAGGGTTTACCGAAAGGCCACGCACTGCAAGCGTGGCCATGAGTTTACTCCCGAGAACACGGGAGATAACGGTATCGGTGGCCAGTCCTGCAAGGCCTGCAAGAAGGAGCGAAAGCATGCGCTCTCTCAGTAGAGAGGTCAAGCGCGGAGTCTCGGCAGGAGAGCCCCTGCCGACGCCGTGGCCTATCTTCGAAGAGAACAAGATGACCTTCCGGCGAGGCTCGATCTCTATGATCGCTGGCCCGCCGGGGAGCATGAAGACGGTCATGACGCTGGGGATCGTCAAGAACATGGGTCCAAGCGTTCCCACGCTGTACCACAGCAGCGACAGCGATTCGTTCACGATGGCCAGTCGCACGCTATCGATGCTCACTGGCACCCCCAGCGACGAGACCGAGCTTTGGGTACTTGCTCAACAGCAAGCCGCCTACGAGACCCTGAGGGAGTTCAACTGGGTGCGGTGGTCCTTCAAGTCCAGTCCCACGCTTGAGCACATGTGGAACGAGGCCGAGGCCTTCAGGGAATTGAAGGGCGAATACCCGCACCACACCGTCATAGACATCATGATGGACATCGACTATGAAGGGGCTGGTGAGCAGAACTACTGGGCCCTCATGGCGGAGCTGAAGGATATGGCTCGTGAGCAAGAGACTGCGATCACAGTTGTCCATCACACTTCAGAGTCCGCGAAGGGCGGCAGCCCTCCGCCTCGTAGTGCGATCATGGGGAAGGCCAACCAACTTCCAACGCTCATTCTCACTCTGTGGGGTGACAGTCGCAATGGCACACTCGACGTGGCGACGGTCAAGAATCGTTTCGGTCCGCAGGACGCGATGGGCAAGCACTACTTCCAGATGAAGGCAGATCCCTCGATCTGCCTGATCGAGGAGAAAGAGCAGATGAACCTGCTGTTCAAGGACGGGGTAGACGTGGACGACGACGACAAGATTGGATGGACGTGAGCCGCTGCTGTAGCTGCGGGTTCCGGCACTGCATTTGCCACCCTCGGCCGAGTGAACCGACACCACCCAAGTAAGGAGAGGTCATGATCAATCTTTTGGCGTCGCTCCTAGGCACGGCCATCGGCGTCGCCCTTGGTCTCAGTGTTCTCGCCGTCATCTACCGCCTCTACAACGGTGAGTGGCCGTGGTGAACGGACACTGTTGGTGCGGCAAGCCTTACCCATGCCTGGATCACTAGGAGAATCATGAAGAAGCACACGATCGAGCTGATCCTCTGGTTCGAAGAGGAGCAGACCCTGGACGACGTCGAGATGGGGTTCCTCTACCCGCACCTCAAGCACGCGTCCTTCGACTGGGAGGTGACTGACAGGCTGGACGTAGAGGATGCCAGCTGACCCCTGGCCCAACTGGCACTGCATCTGGATCGACGAAGTCCCAGGTGGGTGGATGGTGAAGTGCATACCTCATGGTGAGATTGCCTTGGAGCCCACCCACCTGGACGCCTTCGCCGCAGCACTCCAGCATGACGATGACAACGGAACGGTGGGAGACAAAGGTTGACGCCGAAGATCTGCAAGACGTGCGTAATGGAAGGGGTGACTACTCATCGCCCCGCCCCTCATCCGGGACCACGCTGCACGACACACCATAGGGCCCGCAAGAAGGAGCTCAGGGAGGCCGCTCACGGCCTCCGGATACTCAAGACGTACGGACTTACCAAGGAGCAGTACGAGGCCCTCTACGAGGCGCAGGGCGGCTTCTGCTACATCTGCCAGCGGGCCCGAGGAACGGGAAGGAGGAAGCTAGCAGTAGATCATGACCACGTCACCGGATGGGTCAGGGGTCTACTGTGTTTAGCTCCACCTGCAACAACATCCTCGGCCACTTGCGGGACGACGCTGACGCGGCGTACCGTATAGGTGACTACCTGGTAAACCCTCCAGCGTTCAAGACGATCGGAAAGGTCAAGCCTGATGGGCAAGTTTGAGGAACTGCGGAACGATGTAGTCGACGCCTTCGAGGAGTCGACTGGCGAACCTCCCAACGACTACGACATGGCAGAGATCAACATGCTGGTGCACGAGGAGGTCGACGAGTAGTGGAACTGACCGACGATGAGCTAGACCAGGTGTGGTCGGTGCTGTACGACGAGGTGTACTACGGCGATGATGACATCGTCTATGGCGACACCCCCAGGGTCCATGCCCTGAGGTCGGCACTGGAGAAGGTGACTAGTGAGGCGAAGCGGCGAAAGCTCCTCTGAGTTCAAGTCGTTCCCCATCTCTCCAGTCTTGGAGTACTACGACGGGGAACCGGTGGAGTCAGGGTACGGCGCCAAGCCGTACCGCTGCCCCTTCCACGGAGACAGCCAGGCCAGCGCCACGGTAAGCACAGCGGACCCGGACAACGAGTGGTTCAACTGCCACGCTGCGGACTGCCCCAAGGGCAACGCGGTACAGATCATCATGCTGAAGGAGAACCTCCCCTATGGTCGCGCTGTCGAAAGAGCGCAGGAGATTGCTGGAGAGGGCAACTCTTCAGTACGCCAAGCATCTGGACGAAGCAGCCGACGCTCTGGAGGCTCGCGGCCTGGATCTGGAACACGCGCGTTCAAACGGACTTGGCGTAGTACGTGACCCCATCCCGGGTCACGAGCACCTCGAAGGCAGGCTGGCCATCCCGTACCTCACGGACGCCGGTCCCGTGAACATGACCTTCCGCTGCATCCAGGATCACAACTGCAAGGAGGTCTCGAACCACTCGAAGTACATGTTCCTCAAGGGGTTCCAGACCAACCTGTACGGAGTCCAGTCCGCCGAATGGGCGGACGAATGGATCGTGGTGTGTGAAGGGGAGATCGACGCCCTTACGTGGCACCAGATCGGCGTACCGGCCTTCGGTGTCAGCGGAGTGGAGAAGTGGCAGCCGTGGTGGTCGAACGTTCTTGATGACTTCTCCCGGATCTACGTCGCTGAAGATGGTGATGAAGCAGGCAAGAAGCTCTGGGATAAGGTATCGTTCGAGACGAACAACGCCATCCGAATGCGCATGCCGGACGGTGAAGACACCAACAGCATGTACGTGAAGGCTGGCAAGGACTACCTTCTAGGGCGGATCAAGAAGTGAGCAAGACCCGGCACGAAAGCTATCGAGCGTGGGGTGACTACCGCAAGCAGCGAGAACTCGCCAAAGACTTCATCAACTGGAAGAACGAAGCTCAAGGAGAGCTGGAAGACATGATCGCACAGTCGGTTTACATCATCCTCAATGAGTGGCTCGTCGACGGCAACGACGCCGAGTACCAGGAGATCGTGGGAGCCAAGTTCTACGACTCCGAGGACGACGCCTGGGAGGATCTGGCCGTCATCGCCGAGTCCTATGACGCCACCCTTGAGGGCGACGAGACGTCCTTCGAGCTTCCGCGTTCACACAACATCGAGCACCAGACC